TAGCGGTACAAGAATTAACGCCCTGTTAGATGCTATTGATTGGCCAGCCTCTATGCTTGACGTAGATGCAGGGCTAACCACAATGCAGGCAGACCCAGGCACAGCCCGCACAAGCCTCGCAGCTATGCAGACCGTGGAGACTAGCGAGTACGGGGCCTTGTATGTAGATGCCGCCGGCTCGTTTGTCTTTCAAGATCGTAGCGTTACGGCTGGCAGTACAGGGGCTACGCCCACAGTATTTAACGACAATGGCACAGATATTAGCTACTTTGATGCGGTGTGGCGCCTTGACGATACGCTAGTTTACAACTCAGCTAGCATCACCCGTACAGGGGGCACAGCCCAGGTAGCCATAAATCAGCCCAGCATAGATAAATACTTTATCCATAGCTACAACCAGCAAAACCTACTAATGCAAACCGATGCCGTGGCCCTGGATTACGCGCAGGCATACGTGGCATCTAGAGCTGAGACTAGTATCCGATGCGATGCTATTCAGCTAGACCTCTATACCGATAATTACAATACGGGCATTATCGCAGCGCTAGACCTGGACTATTTTGACCCTGTAACTATTACAACTAACCAGCCTGGCGGATCAACGCTAACTAAGACTTTGCAGGTGTTTGGCGTTGCTCAAAGCATTACGCCTAACAGCTGGAAAACAACACTCACCACTTTAGAGCCGATTATTGACGGCTTTATATTAGACTCATCCATATACGGTTTGCTTGACAGCGGCGTATTAAGTTATTAAGGAGATAGGACTATGGCAGCTGGATTAGGTTTTAAGACCTTTACTACTGGCGAGGTACTTACGGCAGCTGACACTAACGGCTACCTAATGCAAGGTATTAACGTCTTTGCATCTACGGCGGCAAGAGATGCAGCCATTACCTCACCACAAGAGGGGCAGTTTGCTTTTACTAAAGACACTAACGGCCTCTGGTATTATGACGGTGCAGCGTGGGTAGCCTCAGGTGCTACAGGTGATATTGAAGGCGTTACAGCTGGCGTAGGTATTAGCGGCGGTGGCACGAGTGGCACCGTAACCGTTACTAACTCAATGGCTACAGCTATAGATGCTAAAGGCGATTTAGTAGCAGGCACAGGTGCAGATGCTTTTAGCCGTCTTGCCGTAGGCGCTAATGACACAGTCTTAACGGCGGATTCAGCGCAAGCAACTGGCTTAAAATGGGCTGCGCCTGCATCTTCAAGCGGCCCTACATTTTCTGTTTATTTAAATAGCGCTCAAACCATTACTACGGCAACTTTAACAAAAGTGCAATTAGCAACTGAGGTTTGGGATAGCGATAATTGCTACGATAATACTACGAATTACAGATTTACACCTACAAAATCTGGATATTATTTAATGACAGGATATATGTATTCTTCTGGAACATCAGCAACGCGCAGCATATTCAATTTCCATAGAAATGGAAATCTCTATGCAAGATTTTTTGATAATGGAACAGGTAACTGGATAGGTAATGGCTCAACTTTAATGTATTTTAATGGCACAACTGATTACGCAGAATTATACACTTACTTAACTGGAACGAATCTAAAAATTGAAGCGGGCCAAGAGTTTACGTCTTTTAGCGGCGTATGGATTAGGAGTTAATTAAATGACATTATACGAAACAATTATTACAGCTTATCCTGAATTAACTGATGCAGATTTTTATCCTGTTACTGGCTGTATTAACCTACGTAATGACTCAGACGGTAAAGGCGCATATATTGAAAAGTGGGAGTATGGCAAGCCAATACCTGCAGGGTTAAAACTAGGTAAGTGAGCCTAAATAGCTACAACGGCTGGCCAGCATCTAAGGAGCAGGCTGAGATAGGCGTTAAGCCTTTTAAGGTTGAGGGCACAAGCCTTAAAATCCGCTGTGCTGAAAAGGTAGCGCCGCTGCTTATTAACTTTGCTAAAGAGTTTAACGAGTTAATAGAGCCAATAGAAGGCGGCACGTTTGACGATTGGGGCTATGCCTACAGAGACGTAAGAGGTGTGGTAGGCAAGCTAAGTAACCACGCTAGCGGCACAGCTATAGACCTCAACGCAACTAAACACCCTTTAGGCAAGGTAGGTACCTTTGATGCAGCTAAGGTGCCAATGATTAGAGCTTTAGCTAAAAAGTATGGTCTAACCTGGGGCGGGGATTGGACTAGAAAAGACGAGATGCATTTTGAGATAGCACTAAGCCCTGAAAAGGTCAGGGCGTTAATTATTAAGTTAGGATTAGAAAATGCCAACTAGCGCACAGGTAAGCGTAACTACTACAGCCATCGTAATAGTGCCAGCTACAAACTTTGACCAAACCGCCAACCTGCATAACTTAGGTGGAGGTGCCATCTATCTAGGCGGGGCAAATGTAACTACAGCTAATGGCTATAAGTTTGATAATGGAGACAAGCTAACGGTAACCGTAGGTGACCGAGAGGCTCTTTATGCTATTGCCGCAAGCGGTACCCATACCGTAGCGGTATTAACACAAATCAACTAAGGGCAGAATCGAGCTAATAAATGAAAGAGCAATTTAAGGCTGCGGCCTTGTCCTACCTACGTGCGGCTCTATCGTGCGTGGGTGCGCTGTACCTCAGCGGGATTTCAGACCCTAAAGTACTAGCTAATGCTTTTCTAGCTGGGCTTATTGGGCCAGTACTTAAAGCTATTGCACCTAATGAAAAGCAATTAGGCGTAGGGGCTAAGTAGGATGTCGCAGGCCCAGGCATATATAGCGGTAGCGTTGGGGATTGCTACCCTTTCAGGGCTTATGGCTGGGCTTGTGCGCCACCTTGTTAAGTATTATCTATCCGAGCTAAAGCCTGACGGCAACGGCGGACATAATCTAGTAGGGCGTGTTGAGCGTATTGAGTTACGCGTGGATAAAATCTATGAGATGTTGCTAGAGGACAGATTATCTAAGTAGGGCGTGTCGCGTTGCCTTTTGTCGGTGGGTAGGTTCATACTTTAACTACACACGCCGGGAGGGCTACCCGGATAGGTAGCTCATCGGCCTTAACAAAGGGCGAAAGATGAATAGTTTAGACTTAATAGTAGTAGGTATGGTTTGCCTATTTATGGGCTTGTTTATATGGGCTGCATACGAAATGGGCTACAAGGTTGGATTAGGTGAAGGTTACCTACGTGGCCGTAATATTGCTAAGGCGCTAAAAGAAGCTGAGGCCAAGCGATGAGTAACTTTCTTGAAGGATATGAGGATGTAAACGCCAGGATTATCAGAGCGCGTAGTGAGTACCCCAGCCTAAGGCTAGTGGCATATATTGAGGATATAGATATAACAAAAGGTTATATTTTAGTAAAGGGTGAAGCTTACAAAAACTACGAGGATGAAAAGCCAAGCGCTGTAGATTATGCCTTTGAGATGCGTAGCGATAGAGGCGTAAATCTTCATTTTTGGGTAGAAAACGCGATTACAAGCTGTTATGGAAGAGTTATAGGCCTACTTACACCTGGCGGTATTGCTCGCAGTACTAAACAGGATATGGAAAAGGTAGAAGCGCTAAGCGCTAAGGATGTAGCCCCAGCTAGCGAGGATTTATGGGCTACTACACCTGTAGCACAGACTATAGAAGCAGTGAAAAATGAGCTAGGCGGCATTTACTTACAAGGCAAGCCTGAGTGTAAACACGGCGCCCGTATTTGGAAAACCGGAACAAGCTCGAAAACCGGGCGTGAGTGGGGTAATTACAGCTGCATAGAAAAGAGTAAGGCCACACAATGCGAGCCAGTTTGGTATATGCAGACATCTACAGGTTGGGCGCCACAGGTATGAGCGAGCAATACGAACTAATTAACCTACAGACTATGACAGGCAAGCTCTTTATAGGCGGGGAGCTTGCAGGTGAGTACAAGGTTGAACAATGCGATAAATGCGCGATGATTACACAGCTAGATAAGTTTGGCTATCAAAAAAACAGCTATGAAAACATTATATGGTTTTGTAAGGGTTGCAGATGATAGAAAACGAGCAAGAGCTGTTTAACTACATTAAAGGCTGGTACCTGAGCGATTTAGAAAAGAGCGCTGACCAGTACGACAACCACGACTGCACTAGCACTATTTACAGGCTACATATAGAGCTAAAGTGCAGGCATACGCATTACGATGAGCTTATCCTAGAGCGTGATAAGTACGAGGCTTTGACACAAAGGGCCGAGCGCTTAGGCTTTACGCCGTTTTACGTCAACGCCACGCCAAAAGGCATATATGCGTTTAACCTAAAGAAAACTAAAGTAACCTGGACGGTTAAAAAACTGCCTGCTAAGACAGAGTTTGACTCTCAGGGCCAGGTTGATAAGACCGTGGCCCTTTTGCCTATCTCAAAGGCGGTGCAGTTATGAGTGACCGTTTAGATTTAGACTTTGGACACGATTTGATAGATAACGGCACTTCTGACGATTATTACACGCCGCCCTGC